GTCAATCACGGTCGAAGCATCACCCTTCGACAACTCGTCAAACGTTCCAACAGTACGGAACAGCACCGCACCCACCGCCGTCAGCTGCGCATCACGCTCAGTGATTGACTGCTTGGACAGCAAGGTACGGATCAGGCCGATCTGCTTCGGTGTCGCCGGGGCAGACGGATCCTTGATCGTCTTAGCAGGTGACGACTGTGGTGGCGCATCAAACACTTCGGCACCGCCGAACATGTCGGACACGATCTCAGCCAGTTCCTGCGGTGTCGGAGGCTGCTCGTCCACCGGCGTCTCGACAATCTCAGCGTCCACAATCCCCGAGTCAAACGACTTCAGATCCTTGAACGAATCCCGCAGGGCAGGCATCTGCGACTCCCGCAGATTCCCCATGTCCACACTTGCGTTGGCCGCCACCTTGATCCAGTCCAAACCGTTCTGCTTACAGACAGCCTTGAACCGGTCAATGTTCTCAGCAGACACCAGCGGATCGGCGTCACGGACAGCCTCCACACGCTGCGGCGGAGCATCCTGCGAATCGGCTTGCGACATCTCCTCCGCCGTGTAAATCCCCGACAGATCCTGCGGGAATGCCTTACGCAATGCGAGTGCCTCGGCACACTTAGCAAGCATCCGGTGTGGCATCTTCGCCCACAGACCCATCGGCTTGCCATCCTTCCCAGTCTGGACATACTCCTCCAGCCGGGCAGTAGCCGTGAACCCACACACCTGACCGGCGACCACCTTGCGGACAGTCACCGTCGCAGACACAAGGTTCCCACCCTGCTCCTGCCATGTCTCGTCCGACCCCGCATAGGTGCCAGTGCGCTCCGCAATCAGCCGATACCCGTCGATCCCAGTCTGGATGACGTACTTCATCGCACCCGCCCGATTGTCCCAACGACCCACCATGTAGATCTGCTTGGCGAACGGGTCGAGTCCGGTGCGCTGACAGTGATGGAAGAACACGGCGAGGTCACCCTCGGATGCCTTCTCCACACCGATCTGCCTGAGTGTTGCCAGTTGCTGCGATGTGAACGCCTGCTGGTCAGGACTGATAACCAGATTGCTCATTACTTGGCCTCCTTAGCCGTGATCCGCATAGAGCGGAGAGTTGTCTCTTTCTTGAACTTGGCGTACAGGGCCGGATGTTCCGCCTCAAACGCCTTCGCATCAAACGTGGTGCGCTTCTGGTTCTTCCACGTCACCACCGTCGTACCGTCCACCGTACCGTATTCGTTGTCGCCCAACAACATTGCAAGTTCACCCTTGCACTGCTCCTCGGTGGCCTCAGCCTGACGCTTCTGCTCCCTAGCCAACGCCATACGCTCCAAAGTGTCGTACACTGCGGCATCCAGCTCAACGCTTTGACCATGACCTTCGGGGTGCAGCCGGGTGGCGTTCTCGTAGGTGGGGTCAGCGTCCGGTGGGATCATTCCCATGTCGATGTATCCGAGGAACTCGCGTACCTTGTCAATATGCGTCTGACGTTCATCGGAACTGACGGTCTGTGTGAAGAAATGCAACTCCAACTGGGAATCAAAGATGACCCAAGTGATGCTTGGAACATCCGCACAGATCGCCTGCTGTACCCCCTGCCAATACCAATAGTCTGGGAGTTGGCCCTGCCAGCGTTTGTTGTAAGTCTTGACTTCGTACACTTGCAGCCCCTCCGCCACACCGTCAAGGGTGGCGAGTAGACGGACACCCGGCTCCTCATAAGCAAACAGCACGTCAGGTTCGACGATGTGCGTGCCGAGGATTTCGGATGCCCACGTCAGCAGTGGGCCTTCCAATACGGTGCCACGCTTCATCGCATCGTTCTGCGGTTTCGGCTGCGGCGGTTCCGAAGCAAGTAGCTCGACAGCCAGATCAGCCACCGTAGTGAACCGGTGCTGTCCGTGGACAACAGCAGCCACCGAAGCAGTAACCCGCTTCTCGCCCTTGTCATTCTGCCAGCGTGCTGCCAGCCATTCCGCCGACCCGTGGGGTGGCTTCGGTTGTGTGTAGTTGCTCCGCATAGTTTCCTCCTTCTCTGCGGTTCATTTCACATTAGAGGTGTGACAGGGTTATTGCAAGTCTTTCTGCTGATACTGCGGCTGATCCAACACGGTCATCATCCGAACCATCCCCGACGGAATATGGGTTGGCATACCAACCGTCACCATCGGCTCCGTCTCATCAGGGAAATAACTGTTCACCAACGTCACATAGCCGGGGAGACAATCAGGCCACAAGTAGCCGACCGTCACCACCATTGCCGGTACCGGACTGTACGTCTCGATGTCCGTCCAGCCGTTCTCCCCGTCGAAAGCATCCTCCCAAAGGACGGAGACAAGCGACCACGGACAGCGTGCCATTACAGCCAGACATTGTATTCGGCAGTTACCCGACCCTTTACAGGATCAACAAAATGCAGCCTTTGAGATGGATGCCCGGTCGCTGCCATGAACTCACGGGCATACTCGTTCCCCGACTCCGGAGACCCCGTAATGAAGATGCGGCCACCATTCGCGGCGGTCAGTGTCATCGGCGTATGGAAATGCCCCATATACGCATCCGTCCACTTCCCATCCAACACGCCGGACGCCCACTGGTTCACCTTCCGCAGAATGCCGAACGCCGGAGTGTTCCCACCGAACGACTTGATCTCATCACCATGAACAAGCAACGCCCGATAGTTACCAATCTCAACAACCTGATACCAGTCCGACGACTGCTGCCATGTCACATTCTTCTGAGCGGCAAGTTTCTCTGCTGTGATCCTGTACGCAATCCGGTCAATGTTGTCCCCATACGGCATGTCACCACGCCTGCCAAGACGACCGTGATTCCCGAACTCGGACACCACCGACACCTTCTCAAAGAACCCGGCGAACGACAACACCATCTTCTGCATGATCCTCGACGCCTCAAACAGCTGCTCGTACAGGTGGGCCTCCACCTCATACTGCTGTCCGGGGAAGATGCCAAGACCTTCCACCATGTCGCCACCGAACATGAGGGTGCATTCCTTCACAGGATGATGTGCCCGTTGGATCAGGGTTAGTTCCATCACCTTGTCGGTGAACCTGTCCATCCGCTTCTCCAACGTGTCAATCCCGTAGGAGACGGTGCGTTTCCCCAACTGCCAGTCAGTCGCATGGATGAGGGCAACCTCAGCCTTCCCCTTACGAATGTCTTTCTTCGGGGGCAGCACCTTTACCGGAGGTTGGGCACGGAGCGCATCCGACGCCGCCTGATAGACGGCCTGCACCAGTTCCTCAATCTTGGCTTTTGCCTTATGTTCGTTACGTTGCGCCCGACGGAGCGCCTCCCGCAGTTCTGCGAGCTGCTCCTCGGAACCTGCCTCATCGCGGATAGACATTGCTGTTACCTCCAGTACGGAATGCTTTGATAGATGTCAGCCCAACCTTGTAGCCACGCTTCGTCAGAACCCGATGAATCGCCGGGGCGGACACGGTGCGGTCATCCAACACGTCCAACAGATCCTTACGTTCCTCTGCCGACAGACTGTCCAGAATGGCGAACAGTGCTGGCTGATTGTTCATTGGCCGCTGCTGTTCAGCCGCCACTTCCTCTCTCAGACTTGCCACGCTTCTCCTCCTCGATGAGCCGGTCAATCTTCTCCAACAAGACCCATAGCCGGTCGGCTTGTTCCCGACCAACATGAGACTTCCGAAGGCAGTCCCTTAGGAACCGCAACTCCACCGTACCGAACTGGCGTGCCATCTGCAAGCATCCTCCTCAGGGGGAGGAACCCTAGCCCCCTAGTGGCCGTCTTGCAAATGCCCGTGGAACCGCTCGGTCAGGCTGTCCAGCTTGTCCTCAATCCGATCCTGCTTCCGACCCACCACACGGAGAAGGCTCATCACCGTCATATGGTCGTCCCTGTTTTCCTTACGCATCTTCGACATGACAGCAACCGTCACCGAACCGAGGGTCGTGACCACAGCGGCAACGACAACAGCCCACGCCTGAGACATGTCAGATCCACTTCTCCGCAAACACATGAGTGATCTGGGCAGGCTTCTTCTTGCCATCCACCTCAACATGAATCCAGTCACCCACACCACCGAACGTGACGGTCGGCTTGTCATACACCTTCCACGCCGCCCGGTCACAACGCCACGCCCTACCGTACTTGCCGTACTGGTAGTCAATAATCATCTGCAAACCCAGTTCGGCAGCGTGCGCAGTCAAAAAGTCCATCGCCCTAACCGCATGACGGCGGCCACCAATCCGCACACCCTTTGACTTCATCCACCGGTACGACAGGTCAGCGGCAATCCCACGGGCATGGTTCGACATCTGTTCCTTGCCACGGATCGGACGGATTGCCCATGTGCCGTTGTCCCACAAGCCGGGATAGTGGGCGACCAGCTGGTCTACGAGTGCCCGTAGGTGCGGTGTTTCCTTACGCTTGACCGGCAGGCTGTCTGCCACATAGGGCTGACGCACGGCTACTTCTTCTTGAACTTGCCGAACCGCAGGTCGTTGGGGTCAAGCCATGTGTAGACGAGGGGCAGGACGCTGATACCTGCCGAGTAGAGGAGGGTTACGGCGTCACGCTCACCTGCCGCATACAGCGACAGGGCGGAGGCCACGAACACCTTGCACCACGACTTCAGCATTTCCTTCTGGTCACTCGTCATGGTCAGGCACCCTATCAGAGGGCGAATGTACCAATCGGTTTTACAGTGCAACTATGACAATGTTGCGGTTCTGGAACGATGCCGTGCCCGCACTGACTTTATATTTCATCGTAAAGACGTTACTACCAGCAGTAAGCCCAGTAATCACCACTGCACGGCTGTAAGTTCCGAACGGGTCGGCAGTGCTGATAGCAGCACCAGAGGCGATAAGTGCCTCGTTGTCAGAAGCCGCTCGGGTCGTAGCACCAGAAACAGCAAACGACGCACGGATAAACCCAGCCGTGTTAGAAGGATCACCCAAGTCCGCAGTAATCAACACGATCACAGACGTTCCAGTTGTAATCGTGACTGCGGGGCCAGCAGTCGTCAGGTCGGCGTAACTGGTGCTTGTGGTCGTCTGATTAGTCAGCACCTCAGCCCCACCGACAGCCGTAACCGCCTGTGTCACGGCAGCCCACTTCAACCCGGTAGCCGTCGAAGAATCGGCGGTAAGAACCGTATTGTTCGCACCTACCGCAAGACGAGACACCGTATCCGCCGCAGTAGCAGCAATCAGATCGCCCTTCGCATCCACAATGGTCGGCTGGATAGCGGCAGCAGCATCCAACTTGGCAGCCGTAACAGCCCCATCCGCAATCTTGGCGGTCGTCACATTGGAGTTCAGAATCTTGGCTGTCGTCACCGAATCCGACGCAAGATCACCGGCCACAATCGTGCTGTCCGCAATCTTGGCGGAAGTTACAGCAGAGTCCTCAATACCTGCCGTAGCAACCTGACCCCACTTGACACCGTTAGTCGCCGTCGAATCCGCAATAAGAGCAAGGGCATTGGTTCCCACGCCAAGCCGGTTGATATCCGACCCGTTCGTCGTCAGCAAGTCGCCCTTCGTCGTCATCTTTGACGCAATCAGGTTCGCCTCGTCCGCATCGTCCGCCGTGAACACCG